GATGCGGAAGCCTCGAAGAAAGAGGGGCGGGCCGTCATGAAAAATTTGGATGTCGTACTCAAGGAAATCATCACGCGTACTAATGGCGACGAAGTGAAGTTGCAGAGAATATTCGGAGAGGAATCAATCCGGGCTATCAGGGCGTTAGCGTTGTCATATAAAGAGTTTGGCGATTTTAGGGAGTTTGATGCGTTTGTAAAAACCGGTGGCGACGGCGTTGAAATCATGGAGGCTTTTAATTTTTGGACGGAACAGTCCGCCGCCAAGATTATCAGATTCAGAGCCGGACTCAGCAAATTTGCAAATAATAACCTGGCCTGGCCGATCGAACTTTTCACGAAAGCGTTGGATCTATTAAATAAACATCCAATCGTAACAAAAGGCGGGCTTTATTCGATATTGGGATTGGCTGGAATGGTTGGCGGCGCCAAGATTATCAGTGGAACGGTCGGCGGTCTGAAGAGTATATTCGACATATTCAGGGGTAAGGGCGGCGTTCCCGAAATGCCTGGCCTGCCCGGTTTCGGGAAAACCCCCATCCCGGTGTACGTCGTGAATAAACACCTTTCAATGCTGCCGGAAACCTTCGGCGCAGGACTGCAAAAGGTGCCTGGAACGGGCGGCATAGCATCGGGAAAGAAAATCCCCGGACTTTTTGCACGAGGTGCGGGAAAACTCATAAGCGTGGGGGAATGGCTATTGACGGGTACTGGTGCCCTGACTACGGCTGCTGCGATGGCTGCTACCACCGCGATCTCAACGGCGGGATTTGCCGCGTATGATGCAGCACGGGGCGGGACCGGGAAGAACTGGATCAGTGAATCGGCAGTGTGGAAGGGTTGGTACGGGGATAAGCTTTACGATTTCCTGCACAGATCCGAAGGGACGGAGACAAAGCCGGAGGTCAAGAACGACATATCTATTTCCCTGAGCGTGGACGAACGGGGGCGGATGATAGCCGAAACGAACGACATGAACACAACGATCGGTTTGAAACGGGGTAAATTCTGATGGCGGACAAATTCCAGGCAGCCATAGACGCAATCGAATTCGATTGCGAGACGATAGAGGACAGCTTCGAGAAGTCCATCGCCCGGCATGAATTTCCTCACCGATCGGGTGCGATCCTGGAAGATATGGGACAACGGGCACGGGTGATCAGGCTCCGATGTTATTTTCTCAACGAGCGATACGAGAATCACAAAAGCCTGATCGACTATATCAAACGGACAGACCACGAGTATGAACTGACACACCCGAAGTACGGGATTATCAAGGGTCAGGTCGAGTCGATGATCGTGCGTCATGACGATCGTCAGCAGACGGCCGAGATCGATCTGACCTTTGTGGAAGAATTGTCGGGTTCCGTCGATACGGTATCGTTTTCACCTTCCGTTGCTGCCGGTACCGAAGATGCATTTATCGACGGCCAGGATGAGTTGATAGAGGTGATGGAACAGGATGTTCATGATCAATATCCGAACGATTTCGAGGAATTGCTGAAGGAAATCGACCCCACGAAATCGACGCTGCTCGAACAGTACAACAATTTGACCACCGTCGCACGATCATATGTAAAAACGGTCGACACGTACGTGGGAAGTCTCAAAAAGACCCTTAATGAAATAAAAAATCCCGCCAATTCCCTGGTCAGTACGATCACGTATGCGACCAATCTGCCCGGTGTCGTGATCGGTACTCTGGCGGCCGCGGTCGAACGGCATGCCCTGCTTTATAATACGGGACTATCCGCACCCGAGCGATTTCTCCAAAGCTTTCGCACGGGTGTGGCCGAGATCGAGGACGCCTTTGATGATTTCGGCACCTATACGAGGGTTGCGAAAAGCCAGCGGGAAGCGGTCGAGCTTGGAGCCATATTAGCCGAGGATCAGGCAAACGACCAGGCAGCGTCGCAGGCGGCGGCGGTTGCGACGTTTTCCGTGCTCGGACGGCTGCAAAAAGAAATATCCGACACGGAGCCGCTTCTGACGATAACCGAAATCGAGACCGCCCTGGCGATTGTCCGGACGGATCTTCAGGCGGCCATCGATGTCGACCGCCGGATGCAGTCTTTGAAAACGATGGCGGCCACCCTGACCGATCATGTGATCACGATCAAAAAGACCAAACCGCCGCTGGTGGCCGTGGCCATCGACAATGCCATGCCGCTGCATCTGATTTGCCTGAAGTATGGACTGGCATACAACGAAGCCGCACAGATCCTGGCCATAAACCGGATACCCAATCCGAACTTCACATCCGGGGAGGTGCAGATCTATGTCCGATAGCGTTACCTTGAAGATAGCCGGGCAGGTGATCGAGCACTTCCTCAAGTATTCGATCGATGCCGATATTTACACGGCCGATGATGCATTCAGTTTCGATCTGGCAAACCCTGAAACCACCATCACGGAGGGGCAGCGGTGCGAGTTGTTTGTCAACGGCCAGAAAGAGCTGGTCGGGATCATCGATCGCATCGATGAGGGCTACAGCAGAGCAGGATCTTCCATCAGGATTGAAGGGCGCGACCTGTGTGGGTTGCTTACCGATTCGCACTGCGAGGAATTCATCACCCTTGAGGATATGACCTGTAAGGATCTGGCTGAGCGGCTCATCAAAAACGTTCCGTACATCAAGAGGAGCGATATCTCGTACCAGGGAAGTATCCGTGGAAAAAGCAGCGACGGCGATTCATTTGTAGAGGGTCAGGACACGTCTCAAAAATTCACCCAGATCGAACCCGGTCAAACTATTTTTGAGGTTCTGAAAACATATGCCGGAAGCCGGGGGATGATGTTCTTTTATGTACCGGACGGCAGACATGGGAAGTTCGTTTTCGGCAAGCCCAGGAACGGCGGCAAACCTCTGTATTACCTCTATACGCGCAAGTCAGATCCCGGAGGAAACAACGTCCTGGAGGGAAAACGTGTCAGAGATATTTCCCGGCGCTACTCGAAGATCTCCGTCATCGGACAGCAGCAGGGAATGGATGATTTCGGGGCCGATGAGATCAATGCGGAGGATGTTGTGACGGATCCCGAGTTCCCCTTCGACAAGCCCTATGTGGCCACGGACAACAACGACGCTCAAAGCCCTCGCCTGCGCGCACAGATGATGATGGAGCGGATGAAGTTCGACGGCTTCCAACTCGAATACCGTGTCGCAGGTCACAGCCAGAATGGGCGCAACTACCGAATCAACGAAATGTGCCGGGTGATCGATGAGCACTTCGGGATTGAGGGCGACTACCTGATCTATGGCAGGACGTTTGAACTGTCGGGTCAGGGCACGTTCACGACACTGAAATTAAGCGTTCCGGGGGTGGTTCAATGAGAATCGCGGGAATCGATTGCCTTGAAACTGGTATTGAAAGGACTTTCCCGGACGGGGTCCAAGGTAACGGACGCCGAGGCGGAGCACCGTCCGCGATCGACGTCTCTCAGGAAACGCCGGGCGATGAAGGAATCTGCCTGAATGGTGATGATCTCTCGCCCGAGATCGTATGTTATCCAGTCCCCTTGGATGGCTTTCACCCTTCGGGCGTCAAGGGTGATGGTGGACGGACGATCGTGCGGCACGGACGTGAAAGAAGCTGCCTTATAGCAGGAATCGGCCCATACCGGCCCGGTGGCCAGAACCGTAAAGGCTATGATGATCTGGATAATCGAACGTGTTCGGTGCATGGGAGAATCATAGAATGATCCGGGGAATTATTCAAGAAATAAAAGAAGGTGTGATCAAACGGTTCTCCGCTTCGGGCAGACCGGGCGAAACGATCGGGAACCGGGAATACTTGCAACATTACGGGTTTACCTCCCGGCCGCTCGCCGGTGCCGAGGCCGTCATCATCAAGGAAGGTAATCATATCGTCATGATCGCTTCCGACGATCGTCGCTATCGCATCGCGTTGGAAGAAGGAGAGGTGGCACTCTACACCGACGAGGGGGACAGAATACATCTGAAGCGGAACAGGACGATCGAAGTCGTGAGCGGGAACAAGCTGACCGCGACAATCGGAAACGAGGCCGAGATCACGGCCCCGGTTGTCGTCGTCAATGCCGCGACGAGTTGCCAGATAAACGGCCCCGCCATCAACCTGGGGGGCGATCGCGGCGGTTTGCTGCGACTCATCGATGAACGGTTTGCGGCCGTGTTTAACGGGCATGTCCATTCCGATGTGGAACCGGGGAATGGGAATACCGGTACGCCGACGACGGCACTGGAAGTGGGCAATCACGCGACGAACGCGGTGAGGGGGATCTGATGGACTTCAAACTTGATATCGACAATCAGAGCGGCGTAGCGTCCATGACCTTCGAGAAGACCACGGATGGCAACCTATCGAACAATATCTACCTGAGTCTGGTGGTGCAACGAGGCTCGTGGTTTCAGAATCCCGCGTTCGGCTCGCGCCTGCATCTGCTGCAGCGGGCCAAGAACACGCTTCGCACGGAGGCACTGGCCGTCGAATATTGCAAAGAGGCGCTACAGTGGCTCATCGAGGCGGGTCGTGTAACGGCGTTCGATTTTTATACGGAACGGAAGGATCTCCATAGGCTGAATATCATGATCGTGGCGACCAAAGCCGATGGCAAACAGGTATCCTTTACGACGTTTATGGAGGTCGTATAGTGAGCGATAATTATAAGAAATCCTTTGACGAGCTTCTCGACGCAATTCTTACGGACTGGCGCAATCAGTTTCCGGCGGCCGACACATCTCAAGGGTCGCTCATCTATATCAAATCCGCCGTCATGGCCTCTCTTTTATGGGGGCTGTACAATTATCTGGAATGGATCTCGAAACAGATCTTCCCCGATACGGCGGACACGGAATACCTGGAGCACCATGCGTGGGTCCGGGGGCTGACGCGAACCTATGGCGAGACGGACGCCGCCTATTTGTCCAGGCTTCTGGAGTACATCCGACGTCCACCGGCAGGCGGTAACCGGTACGATTATATCAAATGGGCGCTTTCAATCGACAATGTGGCGGCCGCGTACTGTTATCCTCTTGCCCAGGGGTTGGGCACCGTAGATGTGATCGTCGTCGCCAACGAGGCGACCACCGGCTCTGAGATACCCTCGTCCTACGAACAGTTATCGGGCGTCGTGACAGCCGTCGCGGAGGGGAAGCTGATCGACGGAGATGCCGCATTCATTGCATCCGGCGTCATGCCGGGCGACGTGGTTTCCAACTCCGTGGGCAACGAGACATCGGTCGTATCGGTGGACAGCGAAACCCAATTGTCTCTGACTGACGATATATTTCTCGCAACTCCCGACGCTTACACCGTGACATCGCTGATTGAACGGGTCAAAAGTTATATCGACGACGTGCGTCCCGTCACTGCATCCGTCGTCAGGGTGCTCGGTCCGGACATCGTCACCCAGGAAGTGGCACTGTCCGTCACGGGTGACGAGGCCAATACGACGCAGACGGCGCTCGACATCGAGGCATACATGATGTCTCTCACGCCGGGGCAAACGTTGTATGTAGCGCGTCTGGTCTCCATCGCCATCGCCAACGGGGCGGATAACGCCACGGTGAGCGTTCCCGCCTCGGACGTGACGCCTGCAGGATATGAAATGGTACGGCCGGGGGTGATCGATGTTACATAAAGATTCGGCCAAGCTCCTGTTCCCTCTGGAACTGGGAGGCATATTCGATGACGATATAGCGCTGGAAGGTGCGATTCTCGATGAAGCGCAGTCCCGAGCGGAGGAACTGTTCAACGAAATGTTTCCTGACGGGAGTACAACGCTGCTGGCCGCATGGGAACGAATGTGCGGTATAGTTCCCGCGGAAGGTGCGTCGCTGCAGACCCGACGCAATGCCGTGTTGAAACAGCTCCGATATCTCGGCGGTCAATCCCGCGCCTATTTCATCGCCCTGGCGGCCGATGCCGGTTGGACGATCACAATCGACGAACTGCAACCTTTCCGTGCCGGGATCAACCGTTGCGGCGATACGCTCTATGTGGAAGCGATAAGGTTTGTCTGGCGGGTCAACGTCTTCGATCGGGCGACATGGGCCGATGAAGATCTGGAAACCCTGCTGAACGATCTGAAGCCCGCCCATACCTATGTAATATTCAACTACGATGCCTTTGAAGAAGAGGAGGCAAATTATGCGTTTCTGTGTATGGATCTGGATTTTAACACTCAGTATGCATTGTGCGGTTCGAATCCGCTCTGGCAATATATGAAGTGGGAAGGAGGACTTTAAAATGGCTATGACGGCAACTCCCGTGTTCGTTCAAACTCCTCGCGTATCATGGGGAAAAGTAATGACGGAAAATACCGCAATGGACGGAACCGGAACGCAAATAACGGTATTTACGGCTGGTTCGAACGGATCTCGAATAGACAAGATCAAAGTCAAACACGAAGGAACGAGTATACAAACCGTGCTCAGATTCTTCATAAACAACGGGTCAGATAACTCGGAGGCGGCAAACAACATACTGTGGAAGGAGCAAACGATATTGGAAGCGACCGCCGCCGCCGACACGGCACTTACTGAATATGAAATTGACGCTGATCTCGTGTTGCCTGCCGGGTACCGGCTGAACGTCACGGTAGGTACGACAATTGCCAACAATCTGCATGTGACGTGCGAAGGCGGCGATTATTGAGAGGGTACTGATGATATATCTCAGGGGATTCCCTAGACCGAAAAGAAAAGCGATGTTGCGGCACTCGCAAGGATTGATAGTTTCGCCAGAAGATCTTGTCACTACCGGTGATGTTTCGCTCCCGTCGGTAGAGGATGGGCCGATGGTTATTCAGCATTACAATAACTTGACGGTTCAGGCCGGACATACTCTGACCGTCGCCAATCGGTGCAAGGGATTGATTCTGGTAGTGCATAACACACTGACCGTTAACGGCACCATCACGATGACAAACCGCGGGTGTGTTGCAGAAGGCGCTGACGAGGTAATCAATAATCTGCTGAACAGCAGGATCGAAATATCGTGGCCGACGTCACCCGAAGAGCTGGACACATATCTGCGCAAGCACTATTTTTCGCAGACAGACATCGAATCTGAATTGATCAAAGCGGGAATGTGGCCGAGTATCAGCTACCTGAACCCACGTCATTTTCCACAATGCATCATTCCTGCGGTAGGAGCTGACGGTGGACCGTCACAAACGACAACAAACCCATTATCCGTGAGTTCCGGTGCAGCGGGAGTCAACAGACAAACCGGTGGCGGCGGTGCCGGAGGCAGCTCTTATAGTGGAGTGTCAGGAGCCGGTGGCGCGGGCACTTCGTATTCCGGAGGTCCTGGCGGAGGTGGAGCGGTTCAGTATGGCGTGGGTGGTGACGGATCACCCGATGGAGGTCCCGGTGGAGCCGGTGCCGCTACGGGCGGTGGAAGCGCCAACGGAGGTGCCGGTAATCCTGGTGGTGCTGGCGCCAAGTCAGGATACGCCGGTTCTACCGGAACGGGAGGGCTTTTAGTCATTGTGGCGAGAATCATCGTCATAAACCCTGGAGGATTGATTTCTTCGGATGGTGCAGACGGAGGCCTGTACGTTAATGGCGTGGGTGGCGGCGGATCGGGCGCCGGATCGATTAACATGTTTTGGATAATTTCTTATCAATCCAACGGCACGGTGAGAGCCGATGGTGGATTAGGAGGATATGGTGTGACAGCATATTATGGAGGAAACGGTGGAGCGGGTTGCATCACCATAGAACAAATGACGGGAGATATTACATGATCATTCTACATTCACAACACGATGAAAAATCGAGGCGATTTGTTGAAAAGTATGGAGAAGGGAACGAAGTGCTTTCATATCCGGAATGCGTTCAGCGATTTCCGTACATCCGGGCATTTCCGTCCGTAATCATCGATGTCCCGGCCTATCATGTTCCGGCCGGAACGATATCCGAGGAGCAGGAAGCATTCAATGTCGCCGCTCATGAGGAACTGGTAGACACTCCGGTGGAATGGAGTGAGGTCGAGGAGGCGATCGAGGCGGTCAACCAGCGGGCTGCCGATTACCCTCCGATAGAAAGCTAAGCGGAAGGAACGTATCATGTCAAAAACAATATTTACCGATGGTGACCCCAGCCAGGGCATCGAGGGGACCGTCGTCCCTGCTGCCTTTTTAAATGCGATGAATACCCACCGCCATACCGGACGTGATATCGATGGAGATGGCGCGATCGATTACGCCGTCGCCACAGGTAGCGGTAATGCGTATGCCGTTGCACTTATTCCTGCTCTCGATGCATATATCGCAGGGCTGCCTATCGTTTTCAAAGCCAATCACACCAATACGGGGGCAGCGACCCTCAACGTGAACGGCCTCGGAGCGGTGAGCCTCGTAAAACAAGGCAGTGTTGCCTTGAAATCGGGAGACATTATATCGGGGCAGATCGTTCAATGTGTATACGACGGGACCTCGATGCAAATGACCTCACTGCCCGCCAAAGCCGAACTGGATGCGTTGGTAAGTGCCGTCATGGCCTTCCCGATCAGCACGCCCCTTACCGGCTGGCTGGAATGTGACGGATCGGCAATATCCCGCACCACCTATGCGGACCTTTATGCCGTCATCGGAACGATGCACGGAGTTGGAGACGGTTCGACAACGTTCAACCTTCCCGATTTTCGCGGCCAATTCTTGCGTGGATGGGATCATGGGGCTGGTGTTGATCTGGACGCTGCCAGCCGTTTAAACCGGGGCGACGGCACAACGGGTGACAACGTGGGCACGAAGCAAGGGTGTCAAATACAATCACACGATCATGATGTTACGTGTACTGATGACGGAGGCGGGCCGAAAGACAAGGTGCAGGCTGGCGTTACCTCCACCAATTATACCTTGAGTACGGAGGTCTTTGGCGGTAACGAAACCAGGCCGACCAACGTTAATGTCATGTGGTGCATAATATATTAGGAGGAATGTATGCAACTGTATCATTACGATCCGAGCACGGGAGAATATTTGAGGGAATCGGTGGCTCGACTCGATCCGCTGGAATCCAAGCTCCGACAGGAGGATATTTATCTGATTCCGGCCAATGCAACTTCCGATCCCCCGCCGGATGCAGGGGAACAGGAGACGGCCGTATATCGTGACGGCCGATGGGACGTGGTTGACGATTTCCGTGGTCGATCATATTGGGTTCCGGAAACCGGCACAGAGGTCACGATCAGGGATCTGGGAGCGATCGACGGGAATCTCGTTGCGACACCGCCTCCTGAAGGCATGTTCAAACCGCAATGGGACGGCACTCGATGGCTAGAGACTGCCGTCGTCTATTGCGGAGAAGCCGTACATACAAAGGCCGACGTCGACCGTATTACCGGTCGAAGGATCTCGGAATTGAACGAGGAGAAGGCAAAAACGGAAAAGCTCCTGGCCGGAACCGACGCATGTCCCCTCTGGGACACCTTCATTACGGCCCGCGCGGCTATTCTTCAGGAAGGAGAATCGTGCATTTCATCGCATGGATTGGAATAAATTCATGAAGGATACATAAAAGGCGGACAGCATTCCAGGGAGTTGCCCCTCCCTTAGAACCTGGCGGCAACCAGGACGGGAAACCCGCTACCATCCGCGTCTCGTGATAAAGCGCGAATGTATATAACAGGGTTTCTCCCATAATTCAATCGAAGGGAGGATTTCTATGCGCAGCTTTTTATCTTATATGGGGGGAAAGTCTCTGTTAGCCCCCAAAATTATAACCAAAATCCCGGAACATCACTGTTATTGTGAAGTATTTGCCGGGGCGGCTTGGTTGCTGTTCAGGAAGGAAGAGTCCAGAGTTGAAATCATAAACGATATTAATATCGACTTGGTCACTTTGTACAGAGTGGTTAAGCACCATCTTGAGGAATTTATAAGGTATCTCAAATGGATTCTCGTCTCAAGAGATGAGTTCGTCAGGTTCAGAGCGGAAGATCCAGGAACTCTAACCGATATTCAGAGGGCTGTGCGCTTCTATTATATGATGAGATGTGGATATGGAAGCCGGATCAAAAACCCGTCCTTTTCAATATCTCCCCTACGGCGATCTAACTTTAATCTGTTGAGGATCGAAGAAGAGCTGTCAATGGTTCATCTAAGATTGTCCAGGGTGTACGTCGAGAATATGGATTATAAAGTTTTGATCCCACGCTTTGATCGGACAGAAACCTTCTTTTATCTCGATCCGCCCTATTACGGGTTCGAAGATTACTACGGTGACGGAGTGTTCTCAAAGGACGATTTTATCAAGATCAGAGATATTCTGATAGGGATCGAAGGGAAGTTTTTGCTCTCAATTAATGACGTTCCAGAAATCCGGGATCTGTTCAAAGATTTCTATCTTGAATCTGAACGAACTACCTACCTGGCAGCCGGAGCAAATAAGAAGAAAAGAGTTGCCGAGTTGCTCATCTCTAACTATGATCAAAAGCAGGTGCAAAAACAATCTGTCAAATGAGATAATCAAACGTATTTTGATACAATCAAACGGCTGTGGGAAGTGAGTTTTAACATTTTTTCAGCCGAACTTTTAACGTGCGGCTACAGGCCGATTATTTTATTGACAGTCAAGGCCTTTTTCCTTATACTCTCACCCGGTTAAAAAAATATATTCCCTTGTTATCAGGTTGTTTGTTCGAATGAGAGGGGCGGTATGTTGACAGGGTAGTTAAAAAACTGTCTGTGAACTGCCGGGGGGGAGTGCGTCTTGAGCAATCTGGTTAAGAAAAATAACAGATCTTCAAGCGTGCTGTGTCAAATCACATAATACCCGGTCTATGAAATTCCGGGTAAATCTTTTCACATTGTCAAATTTTCTTGACATTTCAAAAAAATCGGTTTCTATCCAATAGTACACGGTGGTTAATTACATGAGAATTGAGCATTTTACCGCATTGAGTGACGGTCTTACCATCCGGGGAGTTATTCACATGCCG